CAGGCTTACCAACAATCTCTTATTGCCGCATCTCTTTACATTGATTATATCTTCTTGGATACAGAGGAGAGACGCAAGATGGCCCAGAACCCTCATGAGTACTTGATTGAGCAACTTCAGTTCACAGGTGATGAGTCTGTTGGTTCATCCTCCAACAAGATCAAGCTTAACTTCAACCACCCATGTAAGGAGCTTATCTGGGTTGTTCAGCCCGATTCCAACGTTGACTACTGTGGATCTCTTGAAGGTAACCACGTTCTTTTCAAGACTCTTGGTGCTCAACCATTCAACTACACAGATGCTATCGATGCTCTTCCTAATGCTATCCACGCATTCGGTGCTGCCGATGCCACAAGTGGTGCCACTGGTTTCATGACTACAGGTAACGCATTCGCTGACCCTGGAGCTATGGGTGTTACAGAAGCAACAGCTGGTAACTGGGATGGACCATTCGCATCTACAGCTGTATCTGGTGTTTCTGATGCCGGTACATTCGTTCTTGCCGAGACCGCTCTTGACATGCATTGCTGGGGAGAGAACCCAGTTGTTACCGCTAAGCTTCAGCTTAACGGCCAAGACCGTATCTCTGAGCGTGAGGGTTCTTACTTCGACGTTGTTCAGCCATACCAGCACCACACACGTGCCCCTGATACCGGTATCAACGTTTACTCCTTCGCCCTTCGCCCTGAGGAGCACCAACCATCCGGATCATGCAACTTCTCCAGAATTGATAACGCTGTTCTTCAGCTTGTTCTTTCTTCTGGAACTGTTGGTGGAACATCTACTGCCAAGGTTAGAGTTTATGCTCTCTCATATAACGTCCTACGTGTCATGAGTGGCATGGCAGGAATAGCTTATTCGAATTAATTAAAAGGAATGGCTGGATTAGATATACAAACAAGTAAAAATTGAATAAAATTATAAAAAGTAAAAATTGAATAAAATTATAAAAAGTAAAAATTGAATAAATATTAAATAATTATAATACCATTATTTATTTAATATGACAAAAACACTAGCTGATTACACTATTTTAGAGCATCTGGGTGGCCATGTCAAAAACTTTGGACGTACTGCGGGTTCTATTAAGAATCCAATGTACAAAGTCCTAGACAATGAACAAGAACTTTATATAATGGGTATAGAGGACGACAAATTATGCATTTTATGCGAAGAGTCCTATGAAAAAATATTAAAATATGAAAAGGAAAAAAATGATGGAAAAAAAGTTACTTTCTATAGTGCGAATAATTATATTGCTGGTAATACTGCTAATGATGGGTATCTATACATCCACCAAATCATAATGAATTTCTATAAAAATGGAAGGGGTACAATGACAACAAGTGTCGATCATATTGACCGAAATCCATTAAACAATCCGATGGCCAATTTACGTTTAGCAAATAGAGAAACGCAGCAACAAAATTCTATTGGTCAACTACCTGGTACAAAACGTAAACGAAATAATCATGCTCAAAACTTACCAGAAGGACTTACCCAAGAAATGATACCGAAATATGTAACATATATGACGAATATTTATAATAAAGAAAAAAACTTATCGAGGGAATATTTTCGTATTGAAAATCATCCCAAATTAAAAACATATGATGGTTGTAAATCAGGAAAGAAAACTATTTTTGAAAAATTAGAAGAAATCAAAAAAATTATCGAACAGCTGGATAATGATATACTACCGAAATCCCAAAAAGAATTATCAGGGTTACCTCAATGTGTGAGGTATTTGGAAAAAGACGATAAACAATGGTTAATTTATGAAAAGCGTACAAAAGATATACGTCAAAATATCAAACTACCGTTACCACCAGATTATAACCTAGAAGAACAACTACGAATACTTTTACATAAAGTTCAAGAAAAATATTCTATGTAAAAACTTTTTATAATTCATAATATTTAAGCAATTTTTCCCATTCTTCTTTATTATTCAAATAAAACTGACATAATTTCAAGGTAAATATTAGTGATGATCCAGAATGTTCTTTATATTTAATTTCTTGTACAATTTCTAAAAACAATTTATCATTATAATCATATCTTTCATCTAACGACTTTATAAATACGGTATTATTCGTATCAATTATCGCCCTCATCGCATCTTTTACCATTTCATATGTATTCTTGGTAAGCTGGTTATGAGTCATTATAATAATAAAAAATAGAATTTTTTTTATATTTTTTATCTAAATTATTTATTTCATATTCATACTCATCTTTTTGGAGGCAGGTGGAGATTTTGGATGAGGTACACCTTGTATTTTAATTGGTGCTGGTGCTGGTGCTTTAGGAGAAACCGGATTTTCTTGAACCGTCGATTTACCATTTTCTTCTGGATAAATATTTGTAAGTTGAATTTCTTCTAGTTTTCCCTCGATTTTGGTTTCTTCTAAAGGTACTTTTAAATGCTCATCTTCTGGATTTTCTACATCCGGAGATTCTGAATCACTCACATCTGTTTGTTCACTTGATTCTGACGTTTTGGTAAAGACTGGAAAACTAGGGACAAAAGATTGAACGTATTTTAATGTATTCACAAGAGAATATTTTACTTTTTCTTCATCCTTTTCACCCTTTTCATCTTTTTCACCTTCTTCGACATTTTCTTCTAAATCTTTTTCTTCGACATTTTCTTTTTCTGATTTTTCCTGAAAAATACTCATCAGATCATTTACGTTTGCGTATTTCAGAAATTGGTTGTTTTTATCTTGAATTGTTTTGAAAGCGGGTCTATATAATATATTCCAATGGTCTTCCAATAATGTTTTCATATCATCCACAGTTTCAGATGCAAATGCGGATAAGTTACCTTGGTATTTATCAATAAATTTATCCGATTTTACTAATTCTTTATATTCTTTGATTGTTTTTTCCGCAAACTCTTGACTAATTTCTTGCCCTTTTTCTAGAGATAAAATATCATTAACACGTTCTTTTAAATCTTTGAACTCCTTTGATTTGCGCAATGTTTCTTCTACATTGGTTCGAATTCCAATACACATTTCACCTGATAATAAGAGTGCTATTAATAGGGATGTACTTGCGCTTGCGTATTGAATAGCAGGTCCAAATGAATCCATTTCATAAATAGCGTAAGAATTTAACGCACTTAATATTACTAAGGGTGCGTTTATATAGATGAGCAAGTTTCTACTATTCTCATAAGAATTTAGATAATTATCGCTTAATTTTGAAGCATTTTGTTTGATTAATTGTAAGGATTTTTCGACAGTCCACATAGAATCTCTCTATAAATTAAGATTATAGAAAAGTTTTTATAGGTACTAAAACAAAATTCATCGAAAAGCTGCTAAAAAGGACTGCGTGTATTTTGTTTTCGGACTGAAGCCTTTACAACTTGGTTTTCCAAATATAAAGGTAAAATAATCGAATTTATTTTTGTATTCTATTTTTTTTTCTCCCATATACACAAAAAACCCAACTATAGTACTCAACGCAAAAAATATATATAATAAATCATGTACACGATCATATAAAATGAGAGAATCGTTGTCAGTATTTGAACTTAATTCTATTTTTTTGATGGACAATAGATAAATTCCTGCTAAACTAATTAATGAAAAAACAAAGAACAATACATTTGTATTCATCAATATTAAAAATATACCGTATAATACAATACTTTTCATGATGGTTTCGTTGAAATTAGAAGTTTGTATTGGGTCTACCAGTACTACAAAGAACACTAAAGTTAAAAATCCAAAGAAATGTTTTATGTACACATTTGTCTCAAATAACGTTTGTATTTTACATGGATACAATTGTCCTAAATAGTTTGCTGAGATAATTAAAAAAAATACAAAAATAGTATGTAGTGGTATATTTGTATATGCGTCAAACATGATTTGTGAGTATATATTTCAATGTACAATTTTTTGCAAAATTACTTATTCCTAAATATTATACAATTTGAGATTGAACCTATTTAAAGAGAAACACGGGAAATTGTTGTATATATACTCATGCATACACAACATAAATGGCTTTTAAAAAATCTAATGGATTTTTTTGAGAAACACCCAGATTATATGGACGTTTTTTTCAAAATCATTAATAGAGAATATATTGTATATAAAAATAAAAAATTATCGATTCGTATGGTGTATTGGTTTGTGACAAACTATGCGAAACAATATTTTGTGGTTTATGATATACCTAACGAAAACGATAAAGACCCCCCTAAACGGTTCAATGTATGGATGAGTTATAAATCGACGGAAGATAGTTATTCTAAAGAAATGTTTGATGCCTATTGTCGAAAAGAGAGAATATTAATCCCGTACAATAAAGAGGTCAGTATAGAAACAACTATAGCACAAATGAATTTCTTCAAATGGGCGCTGTTGAATAGAACTATAGATTATATTGTTCAACATTACTCTGAAATCGAAAAAGATATGGCAGTAAGATTGAATACTGCGAAAAAGAGACCGATTATAGCTGATGGCAAAACACGTAAGAAACGTGAAGAATTATCTATAAATGCTTGTCGAAGTATTCGAAAAGAATTTTGTAGAACAGAATCGAATAATCCATTTGATCCATTATTTCCGGAAAGACAAAAAGTTGCTGCCTAATTGAGATACATAGGGCGTTGATTTGGTTCCATACTAAAAGGCTTTGGCATTATCATTGGTGTTTTTTCCATTACATTGATGGATTTTATGGTATTCAATTCCGGTTTTACAGGCGCTAGTGGGGTTTCAAGATTAGTAGATCCAATACCGAATAAATAAGATTCAATATCGCACCCATTTTTTGCTAGATCTCTGGCAGCAAAACGTCCAGTCAATAATCCATTTCCAGGTAAATTTATCTGTTTTGCTTGACCTTGAGATTGATGAATATACATACGTTCGTCAAATTGTTTATTAATGGAATGTTTTTCTAAAGCATAATCTCCGGGTGTATTTTTATTACGTGTAGATGCCATTATATATATTCTAACTATTAAAATATTTACGTAATTCATCATATTTTCCACAACACAATAACGCCGATGTTCCACCATTTAAATAATACCATACACAAGCATAATATAAATGGAATGTATCATAAGAGCATAAAACGGCTTGTCCAATTTCAGGATTAGTGGAAAACATTCTACCAGCGGCTTTTATATAAAGATCTTTAAAATCTCCTTGATCTTTTGTCGAATTATAAAGACGATCCATAGATGAGCTAATGCTTTTACAGTCCATAAGAACTTCGTCTTTAGTAATATCGTCTAACTGATTCATATCTACAATTTTCCCATCAAATGTAAACTTTTCATTGGGGTTAAAACGAAATGCGGTTCGTATACAATTACGATAGTCATGATCATCGGTATAAATAATAATAGATGGCAAGCTTTTAAAATACTCAATATAATCCATTTCTTTCTTTCTAAAGAAAAACATTTATATCATTTTATAGTGTTTCAACATATTTTTGTTTATATCAACAATGGCAATCACAATTGCGCATAATAAATGCGAAATTGTGTAAAATAGTTTACTTTCTACTTCTTCTGCGAGACTTCTTACCTGTCTTTCTAGCTTTCTTTGTCTTCTTTGTCTTCTTTGTCTTCTTTGCTCCTTTTCTAGCTTTTCTGGATTTCTTTCCACCAACCAAAGCAGGGGATAATGCTGCACCACCGGTAACGGTTTTCATAACTTCTTCGAGAGGACTCATATTATATATATAACATATATAATAAATTATAACGCAAAATTAAAATCCAGAATTCGTTGGCTTCGATTTTTGGCTAAAGTAATTTTCTTCTAAATCTCTGGTTGTTTTTCCTCCACGAACCCATCCATCTAAAGCAAGCTCTTCTACTGTATATTTGGCATTATTTGCTCTAGCTTTCTTACCATCATCGAGTGGATACTGATCTAATGGCATGAAACTTTGTTCCATAACCGTAGAAACACTCTTTTTGCCTCGAACATTTTCGCCTTGCATCAATTGTGATTCAAGAGTTGGATCTACAGAGCCTCTTCCTAAATAAGGTACAGTCGAAAATGTTCTGGGGAATAATTGAAGTTTCTCTAAAGGTCTTTGTCCTTCGGCTTTCCAAAATAAATTCGATTCATTTTCTACGGAAAAAGCGCCTAAACCATTTCCACGAGCATTCGTATCCACCATCATACCTGGATAGTTCATAGCGAAATTCACATGTTGGTTCGAATACGTTTCTTGACTATAGTTACTAAGAACGCTATTCAAATATCCAACATTTTGTATAGTTCTTTGAGATTGATCTGTAACATCACTTCCTAAACGACTCGATTGATTAAATTTGTAGTCTAATTCAAACATTCTTGTATATCATATGATAATATTTTTCAATAGGACTTTCAATGTTTCCCAAATAATTTGTCTTCATAATATATTAATATAGTATGAATATAATCACTACAATAAAGAACATTAAATATTAGTTTATATGTCTAGCTAAATTGCGAGCACAGGCAAAAGGATTTCCTTCTTTACAAGAAACCATACTACCATAGCAAAAATCTACGAAAGCACCTTGGTCATTCGGTATAGTGGTACTTGGTGTACTATAAAATGGGCGCATGGATTGTTCAAATTCTAATTTATCTCCTAAACTTTTAAATAATTTGTCTGTGATTTTGGGTTCTTCTGGATGCCCATTATTGATCATTCTTTTTGTTTGTTCTAAAATAGTTTCCTGACTTTGTGCGGTATAGGATGCTGGAGCAGGTTTTTTACTAGTAGGAGAATCATAGTCAGAAATTAATACGTTTTGTAAAGGATTTGTATCATTCGAATCTCCAAATATATCATCCGGTAATTCTTGTTGAGTTTTTAAATAATCTTCCGTAACTTTATTTTCAAATCCTTCATTTCCTGTAAACCTTACTTTTTTCTTTTTGCTTTGAGTCATATAAATCAACCATAATGCGAAAATAGTAAACGCACTTACTATAATCACTCTCATTGACTTAAGAAAAATGTAAAAAACAAATGTCAATATAATAACTGTTCTAGTAATAGCGTTTAGTTTTTGTTCGTATTCCATGTCTGATATAGGAAATAATTCAGAAATGTGACCGGGGTCTAATAATACGTTCGGATTTTTTCCCCAGAATTCTATAGGTTTAGTTGACTCTTCATTTAATGTATCGTTTTGTATATTATATTCTTGAAGTTCTTCTGGTATATCTATTATTTCATTTGACATAGTTCTAATTATATTAAGTTATGATATTATATTATGTATTATCCTTCCTAAATGTTTTCGTATTGGAGGATGTTCACGCAACTTTCACTTTTTCACATTGTTTATCTATTTTTAACGAATCGCATGATTTGTCTCTTGGAACAATGTGTAACACACATTTAGACTTTTCTCCTACAATTGGTTCAGTACATCCTTTTTCTTTAACAACCTTTTTTTTTGTTTTTCCACAACGAGAACGAAACAATTCATAACGATATCTTACTTCATCATAGGTCAATCCAGATTTTTTATTCAACATGGTATTAATCAATTCATGAAGATCGAAAATATACCGAGAAAATGTTTCACGATTCTTCATTGTTTTCATAGTTATAGGTAATTTTTCAAAATTTGATTTTAGATTTTCTCTACACTTTCCACAAGGCAAAGTGTTTTGAAGATTCAATATTACATTTCTATAATTTGTTTTATCCCGTTTTGTTGGTTTTACAGGATAGTTGAAACTCATAGTATGTAAATAGTGCCACATAGGTGGCCCCCAAACAGTGGTTAACATTCCATCATTACTTTTATAGTGTATTTCCTTGAATGATATCTGTTTCTGTTTCTGTTTCTGTTTCTGTTTCTGTTTCTTTTTCAATGTTTTATTGGATCTCTTATTCATGTTTCTATATTAATTAACGATATTTGAAGTATTATGAAAATGAAAATAAAAGTAAAAATACAATTCATACAGTCATTATGAGTTATTCACCAAATTCTCCTAAACATACTACTTTTAATCAGCCATATTACAAATTTCTAAAGTCTTTAGATAAATATCAAACCTACAAATATTTATCGTACAATAATTGTATGAATATTCATAATACAATTAGTAGTCATTATTCAAATACATTTTTACCATACCATGGTTCACAAGATACTCAAAATGATAAGCAATTATTAGATTTTTTCAAGTGGCAAAAAGAGCATGAAGTTGCTCTAAATAATTTGGATAAAATTAAAGTACATCGCAATCCTCCTAAAACGAAAGTTTATATTGATGTCAATGTTGAAAGTGTTGAAGATTTAATAAAAATTATCGAGACTTATCCGGTTGACAATATGAAAGAATACAATATTGAACTACATTCTTTACATAAAATCAAACCTGAATTAGATCAGTTAAATAATATGATTGGATTACATACAGTAAAATCATCCATAGTGAATCAATTATTGTATTTTATTCAAGGGTTTACGCAAGATGTACACGGAGATTATAAACATACAGTATTGACTGGTTCACCTGGTACTGGTAAAACTGAACTGGCAAAAATTATTGGCAAAATGTATTCAAAAATCGGTGTTTTAAAAAACAATGTATTCAAAAAAGTAACACGATCTGATTTGGTTGCTGGGTATTTGGGACAAACTGCTATGAAAACTCGCAAGAAAATCGATGAATGTAATGGAGGTGTCTTATTTATTGATGAAGCATATAGTCTTAATAATGATGATATGTATGCGAAAGAATGTGTAGATACATTATGTGAAGCATTAAGTGACCAAAAGAAAGATTTGATGGTTATTATTGCCGGTTATGAAAAAGATTTGAATGAACAGTTTTTCAAAATAAATCCAGGAATGCCATCTAGATTTGTATGGAAATTTAATATTGAAGAAT